ACGACAGCCAAACCATCTTAATTTTTAAAGGAGAATAGAAATGGCGGATAAAAAAATCCTAACACAGATGCTTGAGCATCTCGTGAACGACGAACAAGACAAAGCAGAAGAATTATTCCACGAATATGTAGTTGCTAAATCACGTGAAATCTATGAAGAGCTTATTGAATCTGAACTAGAAGAAGAGTCAAAAGACGAAGAAGTAGAAGAAGCAACTAAAGAATCAGACGAAGATGAAGTAGAAGAAGCAACAGAAGAGTCAGATGAAGACGCTGTTGAAGAAGCTACAGAAGAAGATTCAGACGAAGAAGTTGAAGAAAACTTAGAAGATTTAGCAGTAGAAGGTGACGACGACATGGAAATGGGCGGCGATCCTACAGACGATTTAGAAGCTGAATTAGACGCTGAAGAAGGCGAAGACGAAGAAGAAAAAGACGAAGAAGCATTATTCCAAGACTTAGAAGAAATCGTTGACGAACTTCAAGCTAAATTTGACGAATTAAAAGGTCATGAAGCAGGCGAAGAAGAAGGTGAAGAAGAAGCAGAAGAAATGTTTGCTCCTGAATCAGAAGAATCTTCAGAAGAAGAATTAGAAACAGTGCGTGAATATGTTGAAAAAGCACCAGCTCCTGTAACATCAGAGCAAGGCGCTGACACAAAATCAACAGTAGCTGGCAAAAACGATATGGGCGGTACATCTGCTAACATCGCTAAAGGCGCAGACGAAAAAGGTCGTCCAGCACCAACAGCTAAAGAGCACAACGCTGGTAACGTAAATGTTCCAGGTGCTAAAAACGCAACTAAAATGTCAAATGAGAAAGGCGCAGGTAAAGAAACAGCGGCTGACAATAAAGACAGTCTTTTCCGTGGCTAATTAGATAGAGGTTATTAACCGATGAAAACTACACTAGCAGAACATTTGAGTTTTGACCAGGCAAAGATTGTCTTGGAGCGATCTGAAGATGAAGCAAAAACCTTGCATTTAAGCGGTATCTGCATTCAAGGAGATATCAGAAATGCTAATCAAAGAGTTTATTCTTCTGAAGAGATTGGCAAGGCTGTCAAAACGCTCAATGAACAAATCGCTGGTGGATACTCTGTGCTAGGTGAAGTTGATCATCCGGCAGATTTACGTATCAACCTCGACCGTGTGTCACACATGATCACTAAAATGTGGATGGACGGACCGAACGGCTACGGAAAACTTAAAATGCTTCCTACTCCTATGGGCAAACTCATCGAGTCAATGCTTTCATCAGGAGTGAAGCTTGGGGTATCAAGTAGGGGATCAGGTGAAGTCGATGACGGTGGCAACGTACAAGGGTTTGAAATAGTAACCGTTGACGTAGTTGCCCAGCCATCAGCACCTGGTGCTTATCCTACACCAGTATATGAACACTTAATGAACAATAAAGGTGGTTATCAGGCATTTAAAGTGGCACAAGAAGTTCAAGGCGATCCACAGGCACAACGTTACATCAAAGAGAGCTTGATGAAAATCATCAAGGGACTCAATTAACCAAGTAGGAGAATCACATGCTAGATTTCGTAAAACAGTTGTTTGAAAACAATGTGATTTCCGAGGAAATTAAATCGGAGATTGAATCCGCTTGGCAAACACAGATTCAAGAAAATAGAGATCAAGTAACCGCAGAGTTACGTGAAGAATTCGCTCAGAAATACGAACACGATAAAGGTGCGATGGCTGAAGCAGTAGAAAATATGTTAGCAGACCGCTTACAAGCAGAGCTAGCAGAATTTGCTGAAGACCGCCAAGGCTTAATCGAAGCGAAAGCTAAGTATGCTGAGAAAATTACAAAAGACGCTACTGCGTTAGAATCATTTGTAATGAACAATCTCAAAAATGAGATCGCAGAACTTCACACAGACCGTAAAACAGTTGCAGAAAATGTTGGAAAACTAGAATCTTTCATTGTTGATGCATTGTCTAAAGAAATCGCTGAATTCCACGCTGACAAAAAAGACTTAGCAGAAACTAAGGTTAAATTAGTCCGCGAAAGCAAAGACAAGTTTGAACAAGTTAAGAAAGATTTCGTTGAAAAAGCATCTAAGATCATCGAAGAAACAGTGTCGAAAGGCCTACGTTCTGAAATGACTCAGTTGAAAGAAGACATTGACGAAGCACGCAGAAACGATTTCGGTCGTAGAATTTTTGAATCATTTGCTAGCGAATACGCGGCAAGCCATCTCAATGAGAAATCAGAGACTGCTAAACTTCTAAAAGTTGTTGCTGAAAAAGAGCACGAGCTTGAAGAAGCCGCAAAAGTTGTTGCAGAAACACAAAAACTAGTAGAAAGCAAAGAACAGGAAATCCGCATCGCTAAAGATCTTGCTGAGCGCAAAGAAGTGATGAACGAGTTGCTTGGACCTTTAACAGGTGAAAAGCGTTCTGTTATGGGCGAATTACTAGAGTCAGTACAGACTGACAAATTAAACAAGGCTTTCGACAAATACTTACCAGCCGTGATGAACGGCGGGACTCAAGTCAAGAAAGCGCTGACAGAGGCTAAAGAAATTACAGGC